CTTAATAATTTGTGGGAACCTTGTGTTTATAAAGTCCTGAGCTGTATTTGTTGTAGTTATTGTAAATGCATCGCTGGAGTTACTTGCCTCTTCATACAATGCACCGTCTTCTGCAATACTTGTAGTAGTTTGGAAAGTACTAGTAGGATCTGTAATATCAATATATCTACTATGCCCAGCATGTGTTTTATTTGTAACTTTTAATTTTTCAATGTTTGTGCTTTTTGCTAAAGGAAGAACTTGGTAGTCTTGAGCTGTAACCATTCTGTCTTGGGCATAATACGCCTGTGGTGCTCTTTCCTTAATACCAGCAAGTGTTTCTGCAGGCAAACTATTAGAGATTGCTTTCTCTAATCTTGTTGTAATTGTTAATGTATGTTGCTTGCCGTCTTGTGTTAAGTATGGAATAGTAGATACCACAGACCTAACATCATCGGGTTGCATTGTAAATCTTTCGTTGTCACTAACTCTGTACTGTGCTACATATGTACCCATAGGAACATTTGCAAAGTTGCCATCAGCAAATTGTAATCTAATACCGCCTGTGCCTAAATTTTGAACAGCATATAACAATGGCGTATTTTTAGCCTTGTTATTATACATCAACGTTTGTCCAACTGTGTTTGGCACTTTTGTCCACTTAGTTATTACTGTTCCTGCTGTGTCTATCTCAGACAAGTATACATCTTGTTCATTGATATCAGCAATAGCAATATCCTGTTGTCTATTTTCTATAGGCGTAGTAAAATCGTATGTAGTTTCTGAAAGTATACCTTGCTTGAATAACATAAAGAAGCCAGTATTTTTACTCAACGCTCCTAGTCCATCATTTCTGTGAACTATTGAAAAGTTATTTGTAGGGTCTGGGTGCTTTTCAAAAAACACGCCTGAGTCTTCAAAGTCAACGTTTACAAATTCAAAGTTTCTGTTGATACCGTTAACCTTTACACCAAAGCCATGTGCTAGTGGCGAAGCAACAGGTGTGTTGATGTCGTATCTATCAGTTATAATACCACCCACTGTTCCTGTTTTTACAGGCTTACTAAATCTGTTAACATTACCAAATGCACTATTTAAAATAGTTAAAAATTGCTCGTAACTATCAGGATTGTTTGAATCACTCCAACTAATAGTCTTATCGTTTATACTTGCACCTGAACTATCTGTTAATGGCTCTGTGGTTGCAACACTTACAATTTTCATTAATCCACTTGCAGGAATATTTCGTTTTGGATTATAACCTAACTGTCTTGCAAGTTTAAATACGGAGTCTCTTCTCTCAGCCGTTTCTAAAAAGTTTTCTCTTGTATTAACATCCATTCTGAATGCAATACTTTGCCCGAGGTAGGCAAGCAATTCGATGATTGCAATAAATTCTGAACTTTCGGTGTAGTCATTAAAGTTTTCCGGGAAGTTAGTTTTGATGTATTCGACCATTGCATTTCTAATGGTGTCGAAGTCATATGCTTGAAAGTCTACTTGGCTATATGCCTGATATGCTACTGACCAGTCCTCTGCCGCGAATAAATTATTTTGTCTACTATTAACTGCCATATTAAATCTCTACGTTGTCCTTAGCATATTCTACATATAAAGTGTCTTCCGAAAGATAAGGCTTAAACTTTAAATGTAACGTTATGCGAATTGTGTGGTCTAATACTTCTGTAAAGATATCTGTCATTTCTACACGTGAATCTTTTTCTACAATACGTTCTATATCTTCTTTGATTTCTGCAACAACGTACTGGTCCAACGGATTCATCAAAATATCCCAAATTCTAGTTCCGTATGTAGGTCTCATCAATCTCTCACCTCTCTTGGTGTAAAGTTCGTTGAGTAAGTCTGCTTTTATGAGGTCGCCGTCTATTAGTGTATAAGGTGCCCTTACTTTGCCTACTGTACTGAATCCTTTGTATATATTAGCCATACAACTATTTATCCCAATGTATTAAAACTAGTTATAATAACCACTATAAAAAGCCTAAAAAAATGTTGACTTTGTAGTTAAAAGGATACATAATAACATAGTAAGAATTATCTTGCTACTTTTATAAATTTATAGGAATATTTGATGAGAAATATCATTGAACGATTCGACAGTATCTGCAAAAAAGCAGATTCAGTTAACAAACAGTTAAAATTAACTGATGCTTCATCTGGTTACGGTCCACGTTTCCAAAAAATGATGTCGAAAAAACAAAACCGTCTACAATCTGTAGGCATCTATGATTACCACACCAAAGGATATGTGTTATTTGAAATGGTTAATCTTGTAGGCCAAAAGGGCAAAATACCACAAGAGTTCTATGACATGGAAAACATGTTAAAGAATGCCGTTAAATCCTAGAAAAAATATTGTATTCATTCATGGGAGTGGAGCCTCCACTCTTAGTTTTAACTTTTTAGAAATATGGTTACCTGAACATAACATACTTCATATTGAATATGACACTCAGGAACCACCGGAAAAGATTGTAGGGCGAATACAAACGGAAATACATTCCGAATTCAAAGGCGAACCATTTTCTGTGATTGCACACAGTTACGGTTGCCTGCTCGGTATAACGGCAGTTGTTGTATTTGACAACTGCGAAGAATTTGTAGCCATGAGTGCTCCATGGGGAGGAAGTAGAACTGCTAAATGGCTATCATATGCTTTTAGGCATAGTAAACTTTTTAATGCACTAAACCCAAAGAGTGCGTTTATCACATCATTACAAAGTGTTAATAACAAATTTAAGATAATTAATATTGTAACAACAGGAACAAGAGGTATAGGCAATGACCTTGCCGGTATGGGCGAATCTAATGATGGCACTCTAACTGTTAGAACACAAAAATCTGTGCCAAGTAACTTTAATAACTTAACACAGATTGAGATGGGTACTAGTCACAATGAAGTGCTAGTAAACTTTGATACAGTAGAAATTATTAAAACCGAGATATTTTATGATAAAGCCTAATCCACTAAATGATACGTTAGAAGAGCAATTACGTTCTATGCTTGTTGAAAAGAATAATGAATGTGCGGCGTTAAGAGCAGAAATAGAAACTTTGAAAAAACTCGTTGCTGAAGAACAAGAAGGCAAATATCGAGCATATATCAAGTTTGCTGATTTACAAAAACAAATGATTAAGTAACAGGCTTGTCTTTATCAGCATGACCTATGTATGGTTCTCTAGTTAACAGCTTATCCATTATAGTATTAACAGTATCTTTAGCACCTTCTCTTTTACCGTCAGTAGTTAACGGATTGTCTTCGGTAGTATCCTGTAAGTCGTATTCCCAACCTGGTGTTTCTATAGGCTGATCCTCAAAACCTGTTTGTGGAATTAATTCTGCTGTTTTACTAAGCTCTGCCTGTGTTGCAGTTCCGCCATCATTTAGATGTACTGTACTGCCCAATACGTTTGATCTACCGCCGGATTGTATTGTTGTATCACTACCAGCTTTAATATGCTGATTATCTGCCGCTGTACTATGCATACTAGCCTTACTATTTAAATGCATATTTTTTTCTGCTGTGGCATATAGTGAGTTTCTCGATGTTAGATTCAACGAACCTTGCTCGTCGACTTCTAGCACAAAATCTTGCATAACTTTCATTGTACCTGTTGCACCTGCATTAATGTTAAGTACGCCACGCTGATTGCCATCTTCATCTACTTCTTGGTGTGCTTCGCCATAAACTCCAGCCGCTATATTTACAGATGTGTTGCCTTCTAAGTTTAAGTTTTTGTCTGCTCTTAAACTAATGTTACCTTTAGCTCTATATGAAATATCCTTTTCACTATAAATTTGAATGTCGCCATCGCCACTCATTTCTATCCATGCTGTTCCTTTTGCATTTATTACATAGATTAGTCCGTTTGTGTCATCCATTAGTATTTGGTTGCCACCGGCTGTTCTCAACCGAATGTTTCTACTTTCACTGTTGATGTCACCGTCATCCATTACAAAACTATGACCGCCTCTTCTATGTGTGCCGTCCTTTTTGCCAGTTGTTAAATTTACATCTTCGGCACCTGGAGTGCTTATACCAAATACACTGCTCGGTGATTCTCTTCTTCCGCTAGACGTTGATAGACCTCTGAGTTTGTCATTAATTAGACCTTGGTCTAATATAGGTTTTGTTATGTATGGATTGACTGGTCTACTAGAGTTTTTACCATGGTCTATTTCTGGTGTACGTCTATTAACTTCTGCTACAGGCAATTTTTGGTCTGTGCCAAATGTTTTACCAGCGGCGTTGCCAGGAACCATATTAGCCATTTGGTCAGGTAACAAGCAACCTATCACAAACGGCAATTTAGATTTACCATCTGCAAAACACACTAACACCCAGTTACCTACATCGGGTGGCACCATCCACATACCATATGCTTTTTGTGTTTCAACATATGATGCTAAGTTATCACCGATTCTTTGGGAAGGTGTACTTCCACCGAATGGAGTACTCCAGAATGCATTCACCCAGTTGCTTGGATTATCTCTGT